CCCAGTTAAATACATTTAAATACACTTAGTTAGATAGGTATAGAAACCCTTATAAAAACAAACCCTTTTTATTATGCACATCAAAAAATTAAAAACATCAGGATAGCAACCAAGGTCATAAGTTATGCTTATCAGTATATTTTTCTAAACCCCTTGATACTAAAGGGGTTAGGGGAGGTAAGTATAAACTGTACCCCAATCCGTACCCCAATTTTAATTGTTTATAGAGATTTATCAAAATTTAAGATTTGGTTCATCACTTGCATGGCCTGTTTTTCTCTTTCAGCAAAAGAATGCGCATATGTTTTTAGCAATGTTGAATTAGTCATGCCGAGAATTTTTGCAACTGTTGTAGGTGGTGTTCCTGAAGCGATAGAGATAGTAGCAAATGTATGTCTCAAGCCATGCGGAGAAATTAATTTTACACCATAAATCTCATGCCTTTGTATCAAAGTTAATCTGGCAGCCTCCTGATTTAAAGGTTTACAAGTATTACTGATAAAAACTAAGTCATCATCTTGATGTTGTTTCCCATAGGCTAGTTTTTTTTCAATACACCATTTCCTAAATCGCTCTAACTGCTTTGCTAAATCATCTGTCATATCAATGGAACGTATACTATTAATTGTTTTTGCAGATCTTTCCCCATAAAAATCGCGAGTTCGACTAATATAAATAATTTTTTTTGTAAAATCCACTTCAGACCATCGTAGAGCCTTCGCTTCTCCTCGTCTCATCCCTGTAGCAGCTAGAAGTGCTATTAAAGTATATCTTGAAATATCACAAGATTGTCTAATGCAGTTTAACAAATGTGTTAACTCAGTCGGTGTTAAATAATTTCCTTCAACTTCATCATTATTTTGTTTCTCCACACGTGGTAACTCAGCCTTCGCTATTCGATTTTTATCGATTATTTCATCTTCCACCGCTGCATTTATGCAGCCTATAAAAAAATTATGATATGTTGCAATGCTTTTTGGGGCAGCAATAGGTATTAATCTATCAATAAATTGTGATTGATAGATGCTTTTTGTAAGTCGAGAAAGTTTAAATTGCCCAATAAAAGGCTTTATAAAAGAGTCAATAATATTACGATATGTTTTAGGTGTAGTTCCTTTCCACTTTGATTTTTTTCGATCATAATATAAGTCTACCCAATGTGAGACGGTCACGTTATCATTTAGCGCAATCTTTTCTCCTCCATTTAAAATTGTACCTTTTAAAGCAATTAGAGCTTTTTCAGCTTCAAGTATAGTGTCAAAATTATATTTCGATTTCTCTCTACGTTTACTGTTATGATCGTAGTATTTGTAACGATATGCGTATTTCTTTTTTTTATCGGTATCAATATACCAATATATGTCCTCTTTTTTTGTTGCATTTAGTTTGTATCTAGCCATTTTCGTCCACTTCCTATCTAACTGACCCGGACAGGTACATAAATTAGAGTTTAAGGACAATTAGAACATCACTCCTTTCACGGTAACTATTAAGTAGATAAGCCATATTAAACTTACTTATGAACTGTCCTATATCCATCATCTCATATTTAAAAATGACATATTATGCAACTTCTGCATAATATGATTATTGTTATATTGTGTTAATCTTCTATAAGCAAAATCGTACTCTACGTTAAAGATTTGCATTACTTGCATAATTGTTTGTGTTGTATGATTATGTATCGGCAATGCCTCCAACATATAAGTAGGAATACAAGCGTGGTACATAAAATTGTCTGCCTTGAATTCCTGGTATTCACGAAATAGGGGATACATATGAAATTGATCGCCTGTATGAAACAGGACATGTGATAGTTCATGGCAAAAGTCTTGCCATTGTTGCTGTGGCGATTGATTTTTATTAAGGAAAACATAATAACGACCATCAATAAATAAGGCTTGACTCTTATCTGACCAATAAAAAAATTTCAAACCCATTCTAAAGGCTATTTCTTCAAAACTCAGTAGAGTAGGGTCTGTAATACCCAAGCGAGTGTAGAACTGTTGAACATAATCTTCAAGATGTGTATAGTGCATGTAAATCAACCCCTAAAAAGACAACAAAAGAACGTATGTTCTTATTTAATATACAATAAAACCCCACTTTTGGGAAGTGGGGTTACAAAGTTTTTAAATACAAAGAGATATCTTTTGGATCTACTTTTTTTGAAAAGAAAATAAATTCTTCTCCTTTATTTGGCTTGGCAATTGAATAATTCAAACAATATTGATGTGGCTTATAGTTTTTATACATTTTTTCCACTTGTTCCGCTATATCATACGTTAAGATCCAATAACGATTTCTCATTAATTTCTTAATATTTTTAGCCAATTCAACATGATCATCATGTTCATAGAAATTTGTGTAAAGATCAGGTCCTTTCACATAGTATGGGGGATCGAAGAATGTAAGTGAGTTTCTCGTGTGCTTAATGACCTTAGAGATAAAATGCTTTGCATCTTCGTTATATACTTTTATATCATTAGCTCTAGTTGCAATCGCTTTTATGCGTTTAATTATTGTAACTTTATTAAATCGACAATCAAGTTTGTAATCCCCTTGTTGGTCTTTTCCACCGATTACACCAGCCTTTATAATCCCAGAACGATTTGTACGATTTAAAAAAAGGGTAGAAAAGGCCAAGTCTAATTCATATGCAGTATCTTTGTTCAATTGAACTTCTCTTTGCCTATACCATTCTTCTATTGTAATTTCTGTATTTTCTATAAGATTAATAAGTGCTTCATGATTGGTTACTATTGTATTCCAAAGTGCATAAATACTTCTATCATAGTCATTAATAATAATCCGTTGTACATCATTATTTAATAAGAGCCTAAGAGCCACAGCTGCCCCACCAGCAAACGGTTCTATATATGTTGTTAAATTATTTTCCTTTATTAAATATTGAACATATCTGTACGTTTTATTTTTTCCACCAGGGTAACGTAAAGGAGAAGGGTTAGCCATATTTATCACCTCACTTTATATTTTAAATAAATAAATTTTTTTAACCTATACAATGGTTAAGGCCAAAGAGTTACTCTAATACCATGAGCTAGCGCAGTTTTCTTAAACATACTCCTGAAATCTTCAAAAAACGAATTTATTGCCTTAGAATTTTGTGGGTCTTTAACCCAAAATTTAAATAATTCATTAAAAAAGTAGTGATGTTCATTAAATAATTTTTTATACGCTTCTCTTCTTTTACCTTTTGACTTAGAAATTTCTTTTAATTGTAAAAGCCCTCTTTCTATTTCTTCATGTTTTAAAATGATATCTCTGCGTACCACACTTTTTTGATAGCCATTTTTTATTACCATACTTGTAGCATCCCAAAAATTTTTATAGTAGTCTTGTGTCTCATCATAAACATCTGATAAGTATTTTAACAGAAGTGCTTCAGGATTATCATTACCTGGAAGTACTATAATGTTATTAGTTAATGACTTTCGTGAATGTTGATCACCATCTAAAATACATATAGATCGTAAAAATTTATTTGATAAAATATAATCATTAAATATATTTAAAAGTGCTTCAGAGCTTAAGTTAGCTTCAACAATATGAAAATTTCGAATAACTCCAGGGAAATAATCTGTATTAGCTTCAGCGTAATGATCAAATAAAACTTTTAACATCATTCTTGCTTCAGCATCTTCTGTAAAAATAGGGATTTTACTATTTTGTTTCATCTGCATTGCTGTTTGTTCTTGTAAAAACATTTTAATGGACATTATGTCTAAATCCTGACTAAATGGAATAACGGTGTTACCTGAATCCAATAAGTAAATAACATTATCTTTCATATCTAAAGAGTACTCTAAAAGTGAAAGACTATGACTTGTACCAATAAATTGAATTTTATATTTCTCAGAAAAATCACGTATTAGCTTTAACAATTTTACTTGATAAGAAGGGTGTAGTGTAGCATCAATTTCATCAATCAAAAGTATACTTTGAATCGGACTAATTTCTTTAGTTTGAATAGCTTCATAATAAAATTTTAAAGAAATTAAAGCTGTAATAATCATATACAGATTATCTTCTCCAGCTGATATAGTATTCGAATCTACACCTTGAATATCGGATTTGAAATCAGCTCTATGTTTTAAATTTGCCACTTTATGGTATGTATTTTCTGTAACTGTAATACCTGTGAACTCGTTGAATATTACATTAATCTCTTGTTGATAGTTTTCAGGTAACTTCTGCTTAATATTTTGTAATTTTAAGTCGCGTATTTCTTTATTTAAGATAGCTTCAACTGTTGATAGATGCTCATCTGGGATTTTTTTCTCAAGTAATTTTTTTATTCTTTCAACATCAATATCATTATACTCGCCAAAGGAAATCAATCTCGATAAACCTAAATAGATAATTGGTATTTCAGGTAATTTGTCAGTACCTTGTTTTTTATAAGCTGGCTTTAATGAATATCGATCAGAACTTTGAGAATTATGTTTTCTGAAATCTAAAGTAGAATCATCTGTATAAGTTACCTCAAATAATTTACCTTTATAGTTCGGAGCTGGATCATTGTACTCTTTATCTCCTCTTGTCAGTGTCTCAACTTTCGGATTCATTAAAGTATTGATGTCCTGAATAATGTTTAGACAATCTTGTACTTCTTTAGCAACTTTTGTTTTCACAATTTTTTGATACGAGTTGCTGACCAAGTATAATATAGAGGTTTTACATGTTCCGTTTGTTCCAGAAATTAAATTAATTTGTTGATTAAAATCAAATGTAAGGTTTTCAAGTTTCCTATACTTTAAAATGTCTAGGCTCTTAACCATATTCATCACTCCCTAATTCTATATTAAATTCAAATTAGTCTTTATTTATCGGGTAAATATACCTACTTTAATAGCAAAAAAATATGTAACAAAAATACATAATATTTACAAAAATAATGCTGTTTAAAGGACATGCTACCTCACATGCCCTGAATTAGAATTCCCCATTATCCTTCAAAATCTCCCACATCTTACGCAGTTTTTCTAAGTCCTCTTCCTTAGATTTAGGTAGCTCTTTGTACCATTTTTCAAGAGTAGGATTGTTAACAAAAGCCTGAAACTCAGCTTCATCTTTTTCTTGTTGTGAAAGGGGAGCTGGATTATTTGTATTACCTAATAGGTAATCAGTTGTTACATTAAAAAACTCTGCTAATAACTTTAAAGTATCGAAATCTGGTTGAGTTGACGATGTTTCGTAACGGGCATATGTAGATCTGTTAATAGCTAATCTATCAGTTAGTTCTTTTTGAGATAATCCCCGCTCAATACGGAGTTTTTTTAGAATTTCACCATATTTCATAATCAAAACATCCTCCTCTCCTCTCATTATAGGTGAAGTTTTTGCACATTAAAATATTTGTGAAGAAAATACACAAAAAGTATTTACTGTGCAAAAAATGCACGTTATTATATGTGTAATAAATGCACAAAGGTGGTGGTAATTATGTGGCACAAAATTGTGCAAGAACGTCGTAAGTCATTGCAGATGTCACATGAACAAGTTGCAAATTTATCTGGTATTGAACGTTCATATTATACAAAAATTGAAAATGGCCTACGACCAAGTGTAAAAGTTGCACAATCTTTAAGCAGTGTATTAGATATTGAATGGACAATTTTTTTTGATGAAAATTGTGCAAAAAATGCACAAAATGTATTTGCATAATACCTCAAGTATTTTTTCGTCGTAATAGCTTCCAAACGGCAGTTATGCTAATCATCAGCGAAAGGGCAATGTTCTACGGAATATTGAGGGGTTGCTTAAAAAATGAGCAGACCGAAACATCCGCAAAATAAGCAGTCCTATTGAAGGAAGGGGGTGCCATCTGAAATGGCTATACAAGAAAATGATTTATCTCTAATGGTTTTAGAGAAAACTGGCCTTAATAAAAAGGTTTTATTAGATAGGTATGATCGTATGGCACAAGACACGTTCCGAAAGAGAACAATGTATTGGGATATTGATGATCTAGTTAGAGAAACTAGATACAGTAAAGCTTCATTAGAAAAATTTATTATTTGTGATCCTCGTATGAAGGAAAATCAAAGGCAGCTTGGACCAAGATTTAAACGAGTATGGTTATCTGAGCCAACTGCCATTGTTTTAGAAGAAATACTTAATAATTAATTTCAATAAAACTACCCGGACAGGTACGTAATATTTTGAGGAAACAAGGTAATAGGAGAGGCCAGGGCAAATGGCCTCTAGATAAAACAAACTACCAATCTAGTAAAAATTCAAGAGGTAGGGGCAACTACCTCTCATCTCAATACTAAAGCTAACTTCATAAAGAAACTATGCAACGGTTGCATAGTATGCACAATACGCATAAAAAGGATGGATAAATATGGACTTTGACATTGGGACATTAATAAAAAAGTGTCGTAAGAAAGCCAAGCTTTCACAAGAGGCTTTTGCAGATTTGATGCACACGACACAATCAACGATTAGTCGTATAGAACAAAATTTAATTGCTTGTGAGGCTAAATTCTTAGCTAGAGCAGCAGCAGTCACAAATTCACAAGATGTTGTTGTAGCTACATTGTTTAGTACTGATGCAGCACTTCAATTTTTACAAACAGTACCTATGTTTATTGGAGGAATGTTCTTATGGATATTGTAGAAAAATTAAAACTGAAAATAGCTATGTTAGAGGCTTGTAATGAGGATTTATTAGTGGCTATTGGCGTTCATAACGAGAGAGGGGAGTATCATCTTTCAGCAGAATGCATGAGAAAAATCAAGAAAGCAACATATGATATTGAGAGATTAAAAGCCCATTTACTTGACCAACAAAATTTCCTTTGGGTTATTAAAGATTTACAAGAAAGAGGACTACTTAGTGAGGTGATTAAAAAGTATGCGTATCAAGCCTAGAGCGTGGCGCCACATGACATTAAAACAGAGGTTAATTTATGTACATTTCTTTTGTGATAAAAAGTTGTTGGAGAAATTAATTGGCAATAAAAAGACTGTTTAATCATTGCGGGATTAAACAGCCAATAAACTATGGAATATAGGAACATTTTAGCATGAAAATTGAACGTTTGCGAGTGTTATCTCGCTCTCGTCAAGCAGCTTACAGTACCGTCTCCCTACGGTATAGCTTTGCCACTGCGAGTTGCTTGATGGGACGCCATAAGAAAGAAGGTGGGAATCATGAGTATTGATCAATTCAAGCCAAAGGTGCGAGAGGTACGTATAGACACAGAAGTGTTTGAGGAACGATTTGCTGAGTATGACATCATCAGTGAGTTTACCGGGATCATACTTACATTAGTAGCAATTGAGGACAATGTACGCTACACAAGCTTTGTCACAAAATCATATGCAGAAGTTTTACGTAAACAAAAGGAGGTTATAGCGTGAGACAACTTATTGAAGTCGAGAATCCGATGGTGTTAGGAAGAATTGAAGATGTAAATAGTGTACCCACATTTCGATATATAGAGACAGATTTCCGTGATATCTATGGTAGTTTAATAGTTTTCAATGATGATTACATGGAGTTTTCAAATGGGGATATCGTTCATCTAGATAACATCCATACTTATTTAGAGGATAATTATAATGCCAAATTTTGCACAAAAAAATAAACCACTTGGCAGAGTGGCTTACAAATCAATTATTAGAGCAATTATAGCGGACTATAGGAGGAATTTCAATGAGTAACTTAGCAGAACAATTTAATAATCCAATTCCTTTTCAACAACCACAAGGGGTACTAGCACAAGCTAGTTCCTCCCGTGAGATGGAAGAAGTTAAAGGACAAATCTTCATGGCGAAACAGTTTCCTAGAAACGTATTCCAAGCTGAGCAACGTGTATTAGACACTTGTAAACGTCCGGCACTAGCGCAGGTTGCAATGTATCAATATCCTCGAGGTGGACAACGTATAACAGGTCCGTCTATTAGATTAGCTGAAGCTATTGCACAAAACTGGGGCAACTTATCCTACGGCATTCAAGAACTAGAGCAACGTGAAGGTGAATCGGTAGCAAAAGCGTTCTGCTGGGACCTTGAAACGAATGTCCGACAAGAAAAGGTTTTTACCGTCAAGCACTCTATGAAAGCCAAAGGGACTATAAAAAAATTAGATGATCCACGTGATATTTATGAAAAAGTAGCAAATGATGGTGCTCGCCGTTTACGTTCATGCATTTTAGGTGTAATACCAGGTGACATAATTGATAAAGCGATTGTTCAATGTCACGAAACTTTAGCAGGAAATAGTCAGGGGCCATTAAAAGATCGTATCGCAAATGCATTACGTAGTTTTAAAGAACAACATCGTGTAACACAAGAAATGATAGAAGCAAAGTTTGGTTACAATGCTGACTCGTTCACTGAATACGACTATGTAGAGTTAATCAATATTTTTAACAGTTTAAGAGATGGAGTAAGTAAGGTAGAGGATTGGTTTAATAAGGAGATTGCTAAAAACCAATCAAGTGGTTTAGGGGCTGATTTCCAAGCGCAATCAGATTCAAAAAAAGAGGTGAAATCAGATGCACCAAACGACATTCCAATTGAGCAGCCAGAATTACCACTCGAATGAGGCAAATCAACAATACATGTCTGTGTCACAGTTTAAGAGCGCAATGGAATGTGAAGCTAGAACATTTGCAGAGATAAGGGGCGAGTTTTCTCGTCCTCCTTCTACAGCATTATTAATAGGTTCCTATTTACATGCAGCATTTGAGAGTGACAAGGCATTTACTGAATTTCTTGAAAAGAACCACAACAGCATTTACGGTAGCAGAGGTGGTAAATATAAGGATTATGAAAAAGCGGATGACATGATTGAGACCATTAAAAATGACGAGTTTTGCATGTTCGCATTACAGGGCGGAAAAGAGGCCATTTACACAGGAGAATTATTCGGAGTAGAGTGGAAAATCAAAGTTGATAACATTAATCATGATCGTGGATTTTTCAGCGATTTAAAGAGTACGCAAGAGCTTAGTAAACGATACTGGAGTGAGAAATATAATACTTGGGTTTCATTTGTACAAGCCTTTGATTATGTGCTGCAAATGTGGGTCTATCGAGAGATCATTTTTCAAAATACAGGGCGTTACTATGATCCATACATTGTGGCAGTTACAAAAGAATCGCCACCTGATAAAGCCGTTTTACATTTCGATTCAGAGCGTTTCTATTTCGAGAAAGAATATGTTCAAACAATGTTGCCAAGCATCATAGATGCCAAGCTAGGGCGTAGAAATCCACACAGGTGTGACAAGTGCGAATTTTGTCGAGCAACTAAGAAACTTAATGGCACATTTGAAATTGAATATCTACTAGATTAGGTAGTGCAGATGGATGAATAACATACAACACAAAGTCCTTCTACATGCTGGGATATTTGAGCAGACAAGAGGGAACAACGATGAAATCAGACGCTTGGTGTTGGGATGTAGAGCTGAGCTTGTCATTTCTTGCGCTTACCCGGGAAATTTTTTTACTTATTTGCTAACGTGCTCCTAGTAGTTAAGAAAAAAATAAAAAATTGCACTGGTTAATGCTTAATAATATTAATAATTAGAATATTGCGATAAATGGAGAGTCGAGGGCTAATGGCTAAATTCAGATATGTCTATACAACTTTTTGGAACGATCCTCGTGTGGTTGAGGAAATGACAGCAGAGGCCAAGTACTTCTTTCTGTATTTGCTGACAAATGAAAGTACGACTCAAATTGGCATCTATCAAATTACTAAAAAACAAATAGCTTTTGATATGGGCTACTCAATGGAAAGTGCTGGCGCGTTATTACAACGCTTTAGAGACCATCACGAGCTTATTAAATACAACGAGGATACTCGGGAAATAGCAATTAAAAACTGGGGTAAATACAACCTGAATCGTGGTGGTAAACCAATTCTTGATTGTGTGAGATCGGAACTAAAAGAGGTCAAAGATACTTCACTTATTCAATGGGTTGGTGAGGGAGTCCCGAATGATTCAGTACGTAACGTTTACGAATCGTACTACGATACGTCAGAAAATGAAGAATCCAGTAATGATGCGGGTTCTTACGATACGTCGACGATAAGTGGACAAAAAGAAAAAGAAAATAAAAAAGAAAAAGAAAATAAAAAAGAAAAACAAACAACAAACAACAGAGGGTGAAGTCGGTCAGTCGTCAGTCACTGAGGAACAATTAACTTTCTTAACTAAATTCTATGATGAAAACATTCAAAGGGTATCAGGATATATTTGCGAATGCATTGAACATATGGCATTTGAAAATGATCCAGCTCTTGTTTATGAAGCCATGAAAATTACTGCACTTCAACAACCAAACAAACCAATGCAGTATACGGGACGGATTTTAGCAAACTGGAGAACGGATTTTATAACAAATGTTGAGCAACTAAAGGCCAAGGAAGAAAGAGAGAAAAACAAGCGACAGCAATCCAGTCAATCCTCTTATCAAAAATCAAAAGGTAGAACAGAGGTAGTACCTGAGTGGTTTGCTAATCGAAATGATAGTGAAGAACCAAAATTAGCTACTGAGAATACTAGCAACACCATAGATTTCGAGGCTGAGAGACAAAAGGTTTTAGAAATGTTAGGTAAGAAAGAGAGTGTAGAGGCTTGATTAATCGAGTAGTTTTAGTTGGCCGACTTACAAAAGATCCTGAGCTTAAATATACACCAAACGGCATTGCATCATGTCGCTTCACGGTTGCAGTAAACAGGACATTCCAAAATCAACAGGGTGAACGTGAGGCAGACTTCATCAATTGCCAGGCTTGGCGCAAGCAAGCTGAGAACCTAGCAAACTTCATGAAGAAAGGTAGCTTAATAGGTTTGGAAGGGTGAATCCAAACAGGCAGCTATGAAGGGCAAGATGGCAAGCGTGTGTACACTACGGACGTTGTAGCTGACAGCATCCAATTCTTAGAGCCGAGAAACAGCACAGGAGGCTCACAGGGCACATCAAACCACGAATCTAGTACAAATACAGGTGGACCAAATCAAACGGCTCCACAGGGGCAATACGGCGGTAATAACAACCAGCCAAGTTATACAAGAACAGATGAAGATCCGTTTGCTAATAGTAAGGGACCAATTGAAGTTAATGAGGATGATCTCCCATTCTGAAGTAGGGGTGTTACTGATGATAACGAAAAAACCTAACAAGAAAATCATTGGAGCTAAAACAAGGGCAGCGCTTGAGAAACAAATCAAAGTTGAGGAACGTGGCCGTTGGTATCCAATCAGTGATATTAAATTTTATGATCATGAACCAAAGCCATATCAAGTCTTAATGAAATTCGGAAAAGGGGCAGGGAACATTGAACTTAACAAAACTATTTGAAACACAAGCAGCATTGGACGAGCACATCATGCAGGAGCATCCAGAGTTACGAGGGCAAAACAATCTTGATTGGAAGCTGTTAGCGTTACAGGTGGAGCTTGGTGAATGTGCTAATGAATGGCGTGGTTTTAAGAAATGGAGTAAGGACCAGGAGCCACGGACTTACGTAAGTGTAGATGTTTGTAAAAATTGTGGAGGCACAGGTATTCCATTAGGAGGTATTGAGGGTGGAGTAGATTGTTGGAATTGTGATGGAAATGGAGAAATTACTAAAAATCCTCAACTTGAAGAGTATGCAGATGTTCTGAGTTTCGTTTTATCTATCGGTAATGAAATGCAAGAGAGCCTAGATTTATTTAGTTATTTATTTTCTGATGAATACAAGCAAGAAATAGATGTATGTGATCAATTCAGAAAACTGTTTAGAACAATATCTTTGTTAGAAATGCATAGAAATATGGTGAATTTCGGTAATGTGCTAGCTGATTTGATGGGGTTAGGGAAAGTGTTAGGATTTACAACTGACCAAATTGAATCTGCTTACTACGCTAAGAATAAGGTCAATCACGCTAGACAGGAGAGTGGGTATTGATGAAAAAAGACCTCACAAATGCCCAAGTCTCAATCCTACTTGAAATTGATGGACAAGTACATTTAGTTGGTTTCGAAAAAGAACTTTTAGAGACAATTACATCACTCGTAAAAATTGCAGCCAACGTAGCAGTGCCAACAGGTAAATCACAAGTTGAATTAAGAGAATTTTTGAATTGTAACTAAAATACACGCTGCTGGTAGAACGGCATTAGGTTGTTTTATCAGCAGACTTCTAAGAGTGCTAATAAGGATGTGGAAAGATGAAAAGGATATTAAACTATCCTGGCTCGAAATGGACCATGGCGAATTGGATTATAGATCATATGCCTGCGCATGAAGTATACCTAGAGCCCTTTTTCGGAAGTGGAGCTGTATTCTTTAATAAACAAAAAAAGGTTGTTGAAACAATAAACGATATAGACTGCAGATTAATAAATATGTTTACGCAAATGCGTGATAATCCTACAGAATTAGCTCGCCTTACTCATTACACCTTGTATTCAAGAAAAGAGTATGAATTATCGCAAGAAAAGGCATCGAATCCATTAGAAGATGCTCGCAGGATGTTAGTCCGATGTTGGATGGCGATAGGAGGTAAAACTAACTCAAATGTTGGATGGCGCAGAAACGTAAGTGAGAACGGTCCATACAACACTTACGAATGGCATGATTTACAAAATCGAATATTTGATGCTGCAGCTAGATTAAAAGATGTGCAAATCGAATGCAAGGATGCTGTACAGCTTATCAATGAGTACAATCGTCCAAATGTTTTGATCTACGCTGACCCACCGTATGTGCATTCTTCTAGGGTATCTAAGCATTACGAAAACGAATACTCAGATACAAATCACATTCAGTTACTGCAGGTTCTAAAGGAACATCAAGGTCCAGTTTTACTTTCTGGTTACGATAGTGATCTTTACAAAGATATTCTGCAGGGATGGAATCACAAAACTTTTGAAATTAAAACAGGATTCACTGGTGATAAACGGAAGACTGCAGTTGAAGTTTTGTGGATTAATCCAATTGCTTTCGAAAGTACAAAACAAATGACTCTTTTTGAAATCGTTTAGGAGGGCAAACATGAGCAAAGCAAAATACGGCAACAAGAAAGTTGTACATGATGGAATTACATTCGATTCAGCAATGGAAGCAAAATATTATGATCATTTGAAGCATTTACAAGGACAAGGCATTGTGACCTCCTTTGAATTACAGCCTAGATTCGTATTGCTGCCGAAGTTCGAAAAGAATGGCAAGAAATATCGTGAGATTGGTTATAACGCAGATTTCACAGTGCATTATGCAGATGGTCATACAGAAGTCGTTGATATCAAGGGAATGGTTACACAGCAATTTGAATTGAGGAAAAAGTTGTTCGAATACCGTTCTCCTCACACATTAAAGCTTCTAACGTATTCAAAGATTGATGGTGGTTGGATAACTCATGATGATCTTAAAAAGGCTAGGAAAGCGCGTAAAGAGGCAAAAGCAGGGTGATGGAAATGAATACAGTTCGCGAGGAAATCAAACAACGTAGAGCTAGGCTAATCAATCAGCAGGACCACATAGCTTCTCTAAAGTGTAAAGGGTGCCCGAAAAAGAGAGCCTATGATCCTACCAAGAAATGCAGAGGATGCAAGGTATATAGGGAGCTACATAGCATCGGTAAAGAGCTGGAGCAGATTAGTAATTTGCGTAGGTGGGCTAAGTGAATATTCGAAAGATTGCTTGATGAGATGATGATTTGATAATTATTGGAATAATAGATAAAGAAATATGTGTATTGAAGAGTAAAAGGGAGGATTTTTCTCCTCCCTTAATATGCCTTACTTATAAAATCTTGCATCAAATAGACCAACGGTAGCATCATTTCCAGTACGTTCTTTTTTAATTAATTTAAAGCCAATTTTATTGGCACCTTTAAGTTTTAATTCGATATTCTTTGGCATTTCACCAGCAGAAATTGTATAGGTTTCTTGTAATTTCTCATCAAGATAAACCTCCAATTTTAATTCTGTAGATATATTTTTACTTTTTTCAGTCAATCCAAAAATAGTTTTAAAAGTGTTGAATTGACCATTTAAAGGAAATTCAAGCAATGACCATTGATCACCCCTATAATTAGCTGAAATTGTAATGTAGTTGCTGTAATCATTTCCAATATTATCAGAAATTGTTTTTTGGTTAAATGAATAACTATATAAATCGTTAAAACCTACTTCGCTTTGGAAGTTCATATAATCTAGATCTCTTCCAGGGTAAAAAGCAGATTTTTCACTAGTTTTCCCTATATTTATTGTTTGATTAGCGCTATCCCATTCCACTGGAGATCCAAGTTGCTCACTAATGAAGCGTAATGGAACATAAGTAGTACCATTGTATGTAAAAGGTTTGTTTTCTGGCATCTTAGATACCTGGTTAATCTTGATATCTTTGACATTATAGAAAACTTCGAGTGTTTTACTATTAGAACTAGCATAAACACCTGCACTTCCTAATAGGAGCGCACCTGCAACTGAAAATCCGATTAATTTTTTTTTCATAAATATCATTCCTCCATAAATCTAATTGAATGAGACATATTGCTCAAGTGTAATGGTTCTTTATTCGTTGTTTATTAATAAGATTAAAGAACCTTTTTACTCATAATATTATAATGTATTGGACAATTTTAGCAAGTTTAATATTTTTTTAAAAATAAGGAAGGTATATGTGTTTACTTTGTTTATATGTATTAGCTCTGTTTAATCGAATGAATCATTAAAGAAAAGAAAAAGCCGCAGCGTCGTCACACGCTACAGCTCGAATTGGTTAATGCCCTTTGACGGTGCTTACAACATTATTATAACACGGGAGGGCAACCCAATGTTAAAAGAGAAAACACAACTAAATCGCTACCAGCTAGACAAGGCAATTAAGAAGTACCATGACAACATGTGCAAGTACATGAGAATGAAGGATGAGCTTGATTCTTTAACTGCTGCAGCATCTACAGCTAAGTATGGTATTGAGGCAACAATGCCAAAAGCAGTTGGTGGCACAAGTGACCCAGTACATGCACATGTTCAAATTAGAGCAGCTCGAGAGGTACGAATCAACAAAATTAAAGAAGAACTATTTATGGTTCAAAATCTAACAGACAAGGTTACTGGCGATGTCGAACAGGAAGTTCTTTTCTGGTTGCTAGAGGGCATGCCTTTCCGTTGGATAGGCGCAAGGCTGAATATGAGTCATACAAGTGTACAGCGTGTAAGGGAACGAATATTAGACATGATGTCGAATTGACGTTCATATCTTTTATAATAAAAATCCCCCTTTAGTTTTGCAAAAAACAAAAAGGGGGTTTCAAAATAAAACAGATTGCAGATAAAACTTCGTCAAATTTATTCTGCAACTATTTTTCTACTACTACTATAAACAAGATTATCATCAATATAAATACAAATCTTAGCTACAGGTATATGCTTTAGTTTATCTTTGGAGAAGTGTTCGAGATTTATTTCATTTTGATTAAATTCAAAACCATAAGTTTCACCTGTAATGATTATTTCATTGGATAGTGTGTGTATTAAAATTTTTATGTGCCTTTGATATTCATTCGGATTAAAAATCTTTATATTTAATTTTTCAAGTGTAAGCTCAACTGACTCTATTATTAAGTGTTTTTTAATAAACATATTTTGTAGTGCAAAATTTTTAATGACTACAATTTTGTCCTTGTATTTAGAAAATGTAGCAGGTGAAAGTAAATCTATAAGCGTTTCCTTTTCTGCGATAGTACGACATACAATGTAATTTAAATCCTTTAAATCACATTGATTAGGGATAATTAACTCAGCTTGACGATTTTTTTTTATGAAGCCTTCCGTTTCTGGATTGTAAGACCCTTTATGATAGATATACTTAAATGGTGCTTGTATAAAATCTTCAATTGTATTATATATTTCAACATTATTACTTGCCAATCCTTCATATGTGAAATGTGAATCTTTTCTTTCTAGCATTTTTATGCTATCAAATAATAAGAATACTGGAATAGGACAATGTGCTTGATGGTCAATATGAATTTCGTCTTTTGCTCTTATACCTTCATTACGAAACTGTGTGGGTGTTAATGGACGAAAGTAAAATCTTACAAAATCTTTTATATCATTACTAGTACCATTCATAACAGGTTCACTTGCATTATTATTTCTCATAAGGTCTAATAGAATTGCCATATTTCGACTATACAAATAACCAGATTCCAATATATTTACAATATTTTGTATATCGCTAAAATGATAAATATAATCTTTCCACCATTCACAATTATAAGGTAAAAATTTAGTAACAAGATCGCTATTTATAATTTGTTCGTATGTTAAAATAGTACTACTCATGTAAAAATCACCCCTAATTACCTATGTTGATATATGATACCATGTTATCACAACCAAGTAATTAATATCCATATAAGGAGTTCATTTAAAATGATTGAATTCAGAAAAGCTAATTTTTTTAATGAAATAAATAATTTTGAGGCTATTATAAATACAGTTAATTGTGTAGGCGTAATGGGAAAAGGAATAGCTCTTGAATTTAAAAAAAGGTATCCTGAAAATTTTATAGCTTATAAAAAAGCCTGTCAGTCTAAAGAATTAATAATTGGTAAAAGTCTGGTTTTCCCTTTAATGGATGATTTAAATACTAAATTTATTATTAATTTTCCTACCAAATTACATTGGAGAAATCCTTCGAAAATTGAATATATTGAACAAGGATTAGATGATTTAGTTGAAATAATCAGAGAAAAAAAAATTAAATCCATTTTAATGCCTGCATTAGGATGTGGTAATGGAAATCTTGATTGGGATATTGTAAAACCTTTAATTAAGAAGAAACTAGAACACTTAAATGATATTAGAGTGACGGTCATTGAGCCAACACCAACAGTAAATACAAAATTAAAGAAACCTAGACTTACAACAACTAGGAAAAAGTTGCTACTTTTAATGAATGATTATAATAAAAGTTCAACTAGTAGTTTAATAACATACAAAGAAGTAAACCTATTAAGTTATTTACTGACATATGTAGATCCAAAATTAAACCTTGATTTTTCACTTTCATCAGTTGGGCCATATTGTAAAGATATTAATTCTATTTTGCTTAGTTTGAATGGATATTATATTAGCCCACAGAAAAACAATACATCCAAAAATTCAACACCTATTAAAGTTAATACAATAAACTTTCCGAAAAAAACAGAAGTGCTACAAGATAAAGATTATTTAGAAGTAAAAGAGCTAATTAAAGGTTTTGAAAGCCCAACTGAATTAATGTTACTTTGTGTAGTACATTGGTTTAAATTTAATGAGGGTGTATCAGAAGAGAATCTGTTGAATAAAGTTCATGATTGGTTAAAATGTAGCTCCGATTTAAATGTAGAGGATAAATTAATTAATAAAGCTATTAATAGAATTATTAAAATATCAATTCACACTACAAATCTTAAATTAGACTTGTGAAAATTTAAGTGTTTAAATCTTACGTAGGTGCCAAATGTGACGGATGTTCCAAATGTTCCAAACGTATCATTTTAAGCAATATAGAGTGTAAACTTGGAGGTAGGTTGGTGCGGTAAGGTTTTCCTCTATTGGTATTTATAAAAACCTAAATATTAGGGAAAGACAGACCGACGACCGACCCGCGCTTCGAAAACTTTTTCGGAGCATGACATACATGGCCGGCCCATATTTTTTAAGAGATTACCACGATGTCAAAAGTGATCTCTGGACTATTTATTCGAGCTTTCATCTTAGGATGGAGGCTTTTTCTTTTGCTTTGAAAACTACATCAAACAGCCATACAAATAACATGGACTAGTTTACGGGTGACCAAGTATTTCAGGAACATTAGATACCGAGGAGCGCTGGCATGTACTAGTAACCGATAGTGCGGAGTTTGGTGTTGTTTTGAGAGTGAAATAGAATTTGTAGAAAAATGTTCCAATAAATTTCTTTTAATCGTATCATTGTCAATGGGTGATATAGATGAAAAAAGAAATTTTTGAATGGGCAATTTTAATATGGACTAGTTTATTAGTGTTACTGATTACTGGTTGGGTAATGATTGAATTCTATGACTGGAAGGATACTATAGTCGCTGCAATTATAGCATTTGTTGGCGCAATTATTGGAGGATCAATTACATTAATAGGAGTTATAAGAACAATTGAAGCTAATCAATTAATTGAAACTAAAAGAAGATTAAGAGATGAATTAATGTTTTTAAATCCTTTGTTAAGAGAAATTGAAGATTTAAAAGTAGATCTTTTGTTTGAAGTTTATGAAAATCGTATTGATACTGAATCATTAATTAGAAAAGTGTATAAAAAATTTTCAACAGAAAAACAATTATTTGATTACGCACAACGAGGAAGCCTTACAATATATTCTGAACTAATTAGTTATAAAAACATGGTAGATTATATGATGGAGTTGATTTATCATAATGATGAAATAGAAGAACATGCAGTAGTCAAATTAATTAGTGGTTTAAGGGACATTGAAGAAAGAATAAATCAGGGAATTAATAACAAATTGAAAATAATAGATAAATAATACCAACATCCATCGGGATGTTTTTATTTTGCCCTGAAAAGTGAGTATCGAGCAGTTTCCTCCCCTTTGATTTGTCGATACTAGCTTTTGAGAGTGAAATCTAATATCAAAAAATTATTGAGGTTTTGTATATACGTTTTACTCTATTATGAAGTGAGAGGAGAGGTTACAAATTGGAATCAAAACAAGATAAGATAAAAATACCCTATTTTAAAGTTTTAATTTTTTCAGCGATCCTATCATTTGGAGTACTTTTTGTTATTTCATTTGTCATTCCATTTACAGTGAATAAATGGGTCATAGGCAGTGTAGGAAATAATGATAGTAGTTTAGCTGGCAGTTGGATAAGTTTTTGGGGGAGCTTTTTAGGTGGTATTGTTGGTATGTTTGCAGTAATTTCGACAACCCACTTTTTAATAAGTAATCAAAATAAACAACATCAGGAGTTATTAGAACAACAAAAAAATGATGTTCAAATGGCAGCTGACCTTAATGATAAGAAGGAAAGAGAGAGATATTATTTTTCGTTTTTAATTGGACAAAATGAAAAAATAATCGAACTTTTAATTGAGTTAAGAGGCATAATAACTCATCGAGTGAATTTGATTCTATCTATTAGTCATGCTAGAAAAGACTTCGATGGAATGTCAGATTTAAAAACAATGTTAATAGAGCAAGGAGATCCTCAAGAATTATTACAGAGAATGGAACCTAAAATCTTTGAGAGAATGGAAGAGGTAGATAGACTTAAGCGTGAAGAAACTCGAATTAAAACTAATATAATAGAGAAACTAGCAGAGTTAAATGTGAGGATACTTCATTTGAATGTAGGTATTGATGAGGTATTGGAATTTAAAAAGAAACATGAAAGAAATATTAGTGAAATGTATAATTTTGTGAATTCTAATAATTTCAACGATGAATTCGAAGAAATTTTGAATAATTATAATAACAATAAAGATAATGATTTTAATAACCTATTAGAACTATACTCTAAGAATCTAATTACATTATTAGAGCATTTGAAATAAATGTTTTAAACTTCCTTTTTGGAAGTTTATTTATTTTAAAAAGCAATTAGCATAATGGGGTGATGTCATTGATTGAACGTAAATTAAATGCAAAAAACAAGCATTGGTAGATTACTACAATGAATAGTATTGTGGTTTTGTGAGCAAAAAGTTATTACATATATTTCATCTTCTGGTTTATGATAGGGGTGAGGGGGTGATTTTAATGGAAACTGTATTTGTACATCTTCATGACAAAAATGATTTTAATTATGTTAATGAATATTATCAGTTCAAAAGAGTCCCGGTTGAAGGTGAATACCTAGTAACAAAGGTTGATGGAGATTGGTACAAGGTTGAACTAGTTGTTCATACTCCTACTTCTAAGGAAATGATTGCTGAATTATATGCAGTAAAAGTAGATCATAACGAAGAGATTAATAAGAAAACAAAGATGTAAAAATTACTTGTATTGGAGGGCTATGAATGTCAATTACAAACTATTTAGAGAAACTTGATGGAACAGGAAAAAGGCATGTTTTATTGATTGTAACTTCTAAAGATTCATATCCTACACAGTTTTCAAGAGAAGAATATGCTAATCTAGAAAAAGCGATATTAGATAAGCCTAGCTCATATATTGATCTATTTGAACCCGAAATGCCAGAAATTATGCAATTCACTGCTTTCAGACTATTTTTAAAACCAATTATTTGTGATAAAGAACGTTTATCTGATCGCTCGATAACAAAGGTTAATAGATTAAAAAAGGATCAAATCATTAGCTTTTTTGTAACAAAACACTTCTATAACACTGTTCCAGGAGGGAAACTTACTCAAGATGAAGCGATAAATGAAGGTTTAATTATAGCTGAACAATTTTTAGAAAAATATCCTGTTAACATTTATGATTTTGCTTCAGTGAAGTTAGGTAAGGATAGTAATGAAGCTAACATCCTAATAAAGCTAGATTTTAAGAACGACAGTAACGAACATTATTTTGATTATGTATATATTAATTAAAAATTAGAAAAGTACCCGTGAGGTGCTTTTTTTTATGCCTAAGAAAACTTAGCAATGTAAGTGATTACAAAGTAAATGGTGGAGGTGGTGTTTATGATACATGGCTAATTGGGATAAAATAAAATATGAGTGGGAAACCACGAAGATTACGCTTGCTGGTCTTGCTGAAAAGCATGACATAAAGCTAGGGACATTGAAGAGTCGTAAGAGCCGTGAGAAATGGTCTAAGGATGCAACCAAAACTAAGAAAGTTGCAACTATTTCTGGTAAGGATGCAACCGAACCTGATACTGATGAAATCCATCAAGATGAACCACCTAAGAAGGATGGCAGAGTGAAGAGAAGTGGCAATCCTAATCCGCAGAATCAATTCACCAAACGGAACAGGGCTGCTATGATTCATGGCTTGCGAAGTAAGTTCTTATTCGATGAACAAGTAGAAATCATGGAGGCTTTGCAGGACTTCAATGTGGTTGACCAGCTTTGGCTACAAATCGAGTTAAGCTTCTCGGCTATCATCCGTGCTCAAAAGATTATGTGGGTTGAAGACTCATTAGACCATTTGAAAGAAACAAGTGGTTATTCATCTGGCGAGGGTGGTAGTGGCGAAACATTTAAAGTCATCTATGCTCACGAACGTTATGAGACCTATATCAAAGCTCAAACAAGGGCATTCGCTGAACACCGAAACTTGGTTAAACAGTTTATGGACCTTACAACAGAGGATGATGAACGTAGGCTTAAACTCGAGCAAATGAAGTTGAACATTGATAAGACTAAGGCTGAAATCGAAAAACTTGATAAGAAAGATGATGGACCTATGGAAATTGTCATCAAACGAAAGGGTGAGGATTAGTGGAGAAAGAGATTAATCCTCGTTTTGACGATTTCCTTTTCGATTGGTCAACTAAGTTTCAGTTTCTTGTAGGTGGCTATGGTTCCAGTAAGTCATACCATGTGGCATTAAAACTGATTTTGAAGTTGTTACAAGAAAGACGGACAGCATTAGTTGTTCGTGAAGTATATGACACTCATAGGGATTCAACATTTTCTTTGTTAGAGGAGATAGTCATCGATTTAGGGTTGGACGGTCGAGTGAAATGTTTATCGTCACCTATGCAAATCAGGTTTCCAAACGGCTCGAAGATTATCTTTAAAGGGATGGATAAGCCGCAAAAATTAAAGTCGATTAATAACATATCGATTGTATGGTTAGAAGAGTGCTCAGAAATCAAATATGCGGGTTTTAAAGAGTTACTTGGTCGTTTACGCCACCCGACTTTAAAACTGCACATGATTCTATCCACTAATCCGATAGGCACTGATAACTGGTCATACAAACATTTCTTTAAAGATGACTTGAACAAGCGATTAGTTTTAGATGACGAGCTTCTGTATGAGCAAAAAACAATTATAAAGAACGACACGTATTATCATCACTCTACTGCTGATGATAATTTATTTTTGCCTGAAAGTTATATTGCACAACTTGATGAGTTGAAGGAATATGACCCAGATTTATATCGTGTGGCTCGTTTGGGGCGTTTTGGTATCAATGGTGTGAAGGTGTTACCCCAATTCGAAGTGAAACCGCATGAAGAAGTGATGGAGTTTATTGAAAGTAATCGTCCTTTCCTTACATTCCGAGTTGGAATGGACTTTGGGTTTGAAGATTCGTACAATGCTTTGATTCGTGTGGCAATAGATAAGCAAAGAAAACATTTATACATCTACTCAGAGTACTACAAGAACAAGATGACAGATGATAAAACAGCTATTGATATCGCGGAGTTCAAAGAATCAAAAGAACGCATTAGAGCAGATAGTGCAGAACCTAAAACTATTGAATACTTTTGGCAGCAAGGTTTCAATATGGTTGCGGCTAAGAAGTTCAAAGGTTCGCGCTTACAATACACTAAAAAAATAAAACGATTCAAAAAGATATTCTGCTCAAATCAATGCGAGAACACAGTTTTTGAGTTACAGACACTGACGTACAAGAAAAACAAGAATGACGAGGTTATACCAGATGAGTTTAGTATTGATCCGCATACATTGAGTGCTATATGGTATGCGCTTGATGATTATGAAGTATCAGACTTAAAGAATCCAATTGATCGCTATAAAAACTTATTAGGAAAGTAGGTGAAACGATGAAAACAATTGACCAAGCAAAGCAATATAAAGAGGATTTCATGCAGGGTAATGGTAAGGCAAATCAAAAAGATAAACTAACCAGACAAATTGCTGGTGTAGGGCGTAAATTATCGCATGATGAAATCACGAACTTATACGGCGATAGTCGTATCGTTCAGAATATCATTGATATTCCTGCAGAGGATATGACACGTAATTGGTTCACATTGAAGATGAAAGATGAGGAACTAGCACGCAACATTATGAGTAAGCTTGCTGATCTAAGCATTTAAAGAAATGCTCACTTATGACCGTCTTCGTGGAGATGGTTTTATTAGTTTGGGAGTGACACAAGCCTCTAAATTCGAATTAAGTGAAGAGTTGAAAACAAATAATCTGTATTCAGTGGATTATTTGCATGCTTTCAGCTCTTTAAAGGTAAATGAATTCCTGATTAATGAAGATGTATTTGATATTAAATACGGGCAACTGGAACAATTACGTATTAATCGAGCATCTAGTCATGGATTGCATACACAAACAACAGAATCATCTGTACACGTTTCTAGATTGCTCCATAGCCAGACAAGGCGATTCGAGGGGGAAGCACCAGGACGATCACTCTTAGAGCCGTTATACGACATTCTGACGGTTTTTGATACGTCTGTTTGGTCAGTTGGTCAAATCCTTCATGATTTCACTTTTAAAGTGTACAAATCAAAAGATATCGAAAATCTATCGACTCAAGATAAGCAGCAACTTTCCATGATTATGGATTTCATGTTTAGGACTGAGGCGCTTGCAATGATTGCGAATGATGAGGACTTAACAAAACAAGGAACATCAGTATCAGGTATTAAGGATTTACTAGATTTCGTTTGGGATTTACTTTCTGGTGCTGCACGAATGCCTAAAACAGTTATTAAAGGGCAAGAGTCAGGTACCATAACTGGCGCGCAGTATGATGTAATGAACTATTATTCTCGCATCGTAGCAGACCAAGAGAACGAAATGAAGCCTCATTTAGAAAAGCTCATTCGTATGCTGTTGATGGCTGAGAAAGAGCTTGGGGGACGGATTGATCCTGAAACACTAGAATGGGAGATACAATTTAATCCGTTATGGAATGTGGATGCTAAAACAGATGCTGAAATACGGATTTACTTACTTAATAACATTATTACAGCTGATGAACTCCGAGAGGCACGTTTTGGTCAGTTTGGTTTATCAGATACTCTTAAATTTAGTGGAGATGAAGCTGATCTAAGAGAGTTAGCAAACAGCGTATATAAAGGTTGGAGTGGTGCAAATGGCTAAAAAAGTGCCAATAACTCGTTTCCCAGATGCTGCAACTGTTAGTTATAGCCGAGCGATAGAAAAGATGATTACAGCACTTGGAGCTGAAACCTTAAAGTTATTCGAAAAGCACATTGTGCCCCAACTAACTAGAAGACAAGATGCCTGTTTCGTTGAAGACGGCATACTAGACGGCCTCAAGAAAATTTTTCATTCCCTGAAGAGTAAAGCGAGTGAGATTTTCTCGACTACGCGAAGTGAACTCCCAGCATCAACTTTCGTAAAGAACATCAATCGCTTTAATCGTCATAACCTTGAGCAACAAATGAAGGTAAAGGGGATAGACCTTGTAGCTACAGAACCATGGTTAAAGGATTTCCTGCAAACAAAAATTTCAGAAAATGTAGGCTATATCAAAACTATCCATGAAGATTATTTCACTAGTGTTGAGAATGTTGTTCGTGATGGTGTGAATGAAGGGCGCTCGATTAAACAAATACGTGAGCAGCTTGTGGAAGAAGTCGAAATTTCTAAGAATAAGGCGCAGTTTATTGCTGTTGATCAAGCAGGTACCATCTTAGGACAAATGACAGCTCAACGCCATCAGAATATCGGAATTGAAAAATTCACTTGGTATGATGCTTCTGATGAACGTGTGAGAAAATCGCATAAGGAGCTTAGCGGTAAGGTATTTTCATATGATGATCCACCCACGGTAAATGGTAGGGAGGTATTGCCTGGTGAGGATTATCGTTGTAGATGTGTTGCGATTCCTGTTTTTAATGATGATTAAATATTTGTTTATATGTTAAAATATCCCTTGTAATAAAGGGAGGATTTTATGAAAAAATTTGAAAGTCCAATATTTGGGCAGTTAGACGAACCTGAGAATATATTTGAGCTATTTGAGCTATTGATTGGTGGGAGTTATGATAATAAGCGATCTATTAAACTATGGCGAGGTCAATCTAATATTGATTGGAGAATTGACAGTGGTGCATATCGAAGGTTGTTATTGAGGAATAAAAATATAAAAGAAGGTGATATTGTCCATTATGAGAGTTCATTACTCAAAAGGGCACGTCATAAAGGCTATGGTAATGAAGATGGGATTATACTTAGCGATATGGAACTTCTAGCGAAATTACAACATCACGGCGCAGCTACTAGATTGGTTGATTTTTCAAAAAACAGTTTAATTGCTTTATGGTTTTGTGTTAATAATATGAGTCAAGATTACGGACTGTTGTTAGGTTTAGATACTAATCAACTTGGAGGAATGGAGGAAATATTAGACGAAGATCAAAGGGATTATGATTCAGCAACGCAAGATTTAAGCTTATATGATCACCCACTTCTTATTGAAGCACCTATTGTTTCTAAAAGAATTGCTGCACAACATGGGCTTTTTTTATATAGCGATAAATCTAAGAGTAATATGGGTAGTTTGAAAATTCCAACAGAAGGTGAAAATGTTTTTATTGCAATTTCACCAGAGTTGAAAAAGCAGTCTAGGAAAGTATTAATTGAAACATTTGATATAAGAAAAGAAACTTTATTTCCAGATCTTGATGGGTTTTCTTCGGCAAATAGTTTTCATGTAAACCCAAGAGAAGCTTATCGGTGGTAAATCTTTTTTAGACTGAATTTGGTTATAGAGAGGAGGTGAAACATTGAAACTACAACGCTACGACACATCTTATATAAAAGACTACATGGAAACACCAGAAGGGTATTTAACGGTAAACGTACCGATTACCCGTCCTGGTGTTTTTCCGTATCAACGACAAGATGGCACAGTTCAAATGGAGGCCAAACTACCTGAGGATATTTTTAGTGACCGTACTATTTATTCTGCACGATCCAAACCTGTAACAGATGGTCACCCAAATGAACCAGTAACTATTGATAATTATCAAACCTATGCGAAAGGTATGAGTCACACAGATTCGCGTGTGGAGGACTTCAAACTCTATATCTCATTGACTGTGACGGATAAAACACTTATTGAAAAAATTCATGAGGGTTACAATGAAATCAGTATCGGTTTCTTATCGGATGTTGTTGCAGAAAGTGGAACATATAACGGTGATCAGTACGAATATGTTCAGCGTAATGTTGAAATTAATCACATTGCAATCGTAGAAAAAGGTCGTGCAGGCCCTGAAGTTGCTATACGTTCTGACTCAGACGCATGGCAAATTGATGAAAAAGAAGGAGGAAACACTAAGATGGCAAAAATCAAAATTGAAGGTACAGAGTATGAGGTAGACCCAGCAGTAAAAGCTTATATCGATGCATTAAAAGCAAAAGAGGAAACAGCGAAGGTGAAAGGTGATAGTGCAGATGCGCTGCAAGGGCGCCTTGATGCATTAGATGTGACATTAAAAGCAAAAGATCAAGAGATTGCTAGCTTAAAAGAAAAATCTCTTTCTGCTGATGAATTAGATAAGAAAGTAGAAGAAAGAGTAGCTTTAATTAATGCGTCACAGCCTATTCTAGGCGATTCATTTGATTTTACAGGTAAATCAGAGCGAGAGATTAAAGAGGCTGTTATATCAACTGCAAAGGCAGAATTTAAAGGTGATGGTAAGTCAGACGACTATATCAACGCCTTTTTTGATGCAACTGTTGAGCAAGTACAATCAAACGGTTTCTCAAGCACAGGAACTAATAGTGCTTACACTGGTGATACTAGCGGAAACAAAGATTTAGAAGAACTAAAAAATAAACGCTTGAACATGCGTTCATAGGAGGAATTTACATGCCTATTACTAATTATCCTGATTATATGCAACCAGCAGGGAAAGCCGGTCAGTTATCAAGTTACCAAGACTACACAGCAGACACTTACGCAGTAGAAGCAAAAGTACCTTTTGGTGCAGCAGTACAACTTAATGCCACAGGCACCGCGATTAAACCAATTGCTACAGGTGGTACCGTAATTGGTATCGCATTAGCACAAAATATCCATGATTGGGTAGAAAAGAAAGACGATCAAAACTATCCAGTAGGCGAACCAGCAGCGATTGTAAAACGTGGACGTATCTTTGTTATGGCTGGTGGCGACGTAATCAATGGCCAAGCTGTTAAAGTAGATCCTACAACTCAAAAATTTACGGTAGATGGGGCAGTAGCCATCAATGGTGCTGTGTTTAAAGCTAACGCTGCAGCAAATCAATTAGTCGAAATCGAAATTAACTTACCTTAAGGGGGAAACTTTACATGACAATTCAATCATATCGCGGAGATGCTTTAATCCGCCCACAAGACTTAAACGCAATTGATAAGCGTGTGTATGAACCACACGCATCAGAATTAAAGGCACGATCTATTTTTACTGTAAAAACTGATATTCCAGCAGGGGCAAAAACGTATAGCTACGATGTATTAACACGTTCAGGGGCTGCTAAAATCCTCGCTCCTGGTGCAACTGATGTACCTTTAGTAGATGCAGATTTAACAGAAGAAACAGTTAAAATCTATTCCATTGCTGCTGCTTTTAATATCAGCGTACAGGAAGTACGTGAGGCTCAAATGGCAGGACGCCCAATTGATGTAACAAAAGCAGATACAGTACGTAAGGCAATTGCAGAAAAGGAAAATCAAGTCGCTTTTTCTGGTGATAAAACACACGGCATTAAAGGATTAACAGATGCGGTGGGTATTCAAGTATATGCAACTCCACAAAACGAGGCGGGCACATCTACCAAATGGAAGGACAAGGCTGGTAAAGAAATCGTTGCTGATATCCGAAAAGCGAAAAATTTAGTTAACAAATTAAATGGACATGAAGCTGATACATTGTTGTTAACGCCAGACTCAAATGAGGAGTTAGAAAAAACGTTTAATGAATACACTCAACAATCGGTGTTGGAGTACATTAAATCTCAAAACTGGTTTAAACGTATTGAAACAGTAAATGATCTTGCTAAGAAAGGGTTAGCAGGTTCAGAGTGTTTTATTGTCCTTGATTCATCACCTGATGTTGTGGAACTTGGCATTCCATTGGATATTACACGTCATCCACAAGAGTACGCATTCCCGAATACGAAAGTACCTTTCGAAGAGCGTACAACAGGCTTAATCATTCGATATCCAATGGCTATTTGCCGTGCGGACGGAATTTAAAGGGGGCTTAATCAATGTTAGTACAAAATAAAGGTAATCACTCATATACAGCAAATGATTTAACACTTAATCCTGGTACAAATAATGTTGATGAAAAGGAAATTGAACATTTTCTTACTCACCCACTGATGAAACATCTTAATGATATAGGAGAGTTTGTCTATGACAGTGAGAAAACAAGACCATCTGCAAAGGATGCAATTGCAATGGTTGAAGATGCGTTTGACATTGACATGCTTGAGGAATTGAAGGGTGACGAGGACCGTAAAACTGTCCTTGATGCCATCGATAAGCGCATTGAAGAATTGAAAAATCCCGAAAAATAGGAGAGATACACATGTTGTTAACGTCAATTGAGCGTATACGTATGCTAAGTGATGAATTCACTCTAATCACTGATGAACGACTAACAATGTACATTGAGGATGCTTCACTTGAAGTGTCCTCTTTGTCTGTTCCAGAGTTATACCAAGAGCGTTTAGCTCGTTATTTTGCTGCTCACTTAGCTGTTTTAAGTGTAACAAAAGACCAAACAGTAATTCGTGAGAAAGTTGACGTTATCGAGCGCCAATATAGCGAGCCAAACAAGAATATTGGCATGCTAGCGACAAAATATGGGCAAGAATATCAACGTATTTTAGAAGAGTTAGAAGAGCAGTTAAAGCCCAAAAAGTCAATTAATTTGGTGGTGCTTTAAGATGGCTAGAATCAACGTGAGGTTTACGGACACGAATAACATTAGTCGTTTAAAAGACGTGTTGAAAGAACTTAAAAACTACTCTGTCGAAGTGGGCATATTTGGGAGTGATGAATATGTAATGGTTGCAAGTGTTCATGAGTTCGGAGCAACGATTCAACGCGGGAAAGGTTCATTTTCAATTCCTGAACGTTCATTTTTAAGAACCACTTTCGACGAAAAAAATGAGGAATGGACGAGCTTTTTTAAAAATCAACTTAAGCACGTTCTTGCACTACAAATGGATGTACAAACGCTTTTTAATCGTTTAGGCGCTCGAATGGTTGGTGATATTCAAGAAAATATCACTGATTTAGATGCTCCACCGAACGCTCCTGCTACTATTGCTAAAAAAGGTTCCAGCAATCCACTGATTGATACAGGAGGCTTGCGTATGCGAATAACTTATAGGGTGGTGCGTAAATAATGCCTGATTTAATGATTTTTAAAGAAGTTATTGAGCAAAATAGTGTTCCTTTCACTGCTTTAATAGATCAAGAGGGAAAATACATTAATGGGAAATGGGTTTCAGGTAAATCTAAAGAAGTTCCAATGACAGGTATTGTATTGCCACTGAATAATGATGATTTAAAGTACATTGAAAGTGGCTTGTATACAGTTAAAGAAAAGAAATTATACGTTGTAGAGCCTATTAAAATAGACACCAAAGTGAGGTATAAAGGTGCTACTTACACAATTCAGGCGTTTAAGGACCTGACTGAGTATACAGATGTTCACATATATCTCATGAGGCATAGAGAAAATGCACAAGGAGGGACCAATGTATAAATACGATGATATATGGATACCTACACAAAACGGACTCTCTAATTACACGAAAATCGAAGTAATTCAAGCGGAAGGAATGGGGAAACAACTTCCGTACCCCTTTTTCTCTATCAAAAGTATTTCACCTGCAATCAGTATGGGGAATGTAACTGAATCAGTCGATGATAACCTAATGACTATTGAACAAGATATAGAGATTGTTTTATCAATCACATGTAATGCTGAGAAAATTGAAGATGCAGAGAATTACTCAAATAAGGCTAGAGGTTACTTTTTAGGTAAAGCCACAATTGATCTATCAGACGCAAACATCACAGTTGTTGAAGTGCTTAATGCAAACAACCATGATGTTTTTTTAACGGTCGATTATGAACGTCGTGTTGGATTTGATGTTCGTTTGCGAGTAAGAGGTAGAGAAACGTTTGAAATCGATGTCATTGAAAGTGTTGAAATGAAGGAGGAGATTTAATGCCATTACAAGACGTCACAGTCACGATTGACATTAGTAAGCCGTCATCACTGACCGGCTTAGGTACACCGTTAATTTTAGTGAAAAAAGATGGAGCAAGTTTTTACAAAGAATTTGATGATCTAGAAGATATCAAAACAGCAATTGGAGAAGAATCGGATGGTTATAAAATTGCGAAACAAATTTTCAATCAGGGTGATAGTAGACCTGCCAAAGTTGCAATAGCGACTTATAGCCCATCAGCAGAGACCCCTATCACGCCCGTATCGGTCCTAGAAAAATATTTTTATAATGATTGGTATTTCGTGATGTTAGATACAGGAGCAGTTACAGACTATAAAGAAATTAGCGATGTAGTTGAGGAAAAAGAATTAAAGATTGCTACTCATGTGGTTGATAGTGCAACCGATTTAGAAACATTAAAAGTAGGTAAGTATGATCGTACATTTGTTATTCAACACAATAAAATATCTGAGTTCCTTCATGCTGCACTCATAGGACAAGTTGGTTCAAAGCCTGTCGGATCTGTAACTTGGAAATTTAAAACGTTGAAATTTGCTACACCTCAAGATATTACGCCTGTTCAACTTGAGGAAATTCACAGAAACGGCGGTATTGCCTATGTTACTAAGGCCGGCATTGATCAAACTTCTGAAGGTAAGGTAATCAGTGGGGAATATATCGATGTCATGCACGGTAAGGATTGGGTGAAAATCAATATTGAACAGCAGGTGCAACGTTTATTTGCAACAAATTCTAAAATTGCCTATTCTGACGCTGGTATAGCTCAAATAGAAGACGCTGTACGCACTGTGTTAGAAGTAGCTGGTCAGAATGGTATTATCGCTACTGATGAAGCTAATCAATATTTATATACAATCAAAACTAAAAAAAGAGCAGAAGTTTCAGCGTCAGATCGTGCAACTCGAAAATATGATGGTTTGTCATTTAGTTTCGAACTAGAAGGAGCCATTCATGAAGCTAAAATCAAAGGTGAAATATCTGCATAAGGAGGTTCTTAGATGACTGGACATATTGGCACATATGATGCACGAAAAGTTACTACAACAGTGAATAGTACGTTTATCACAGGTTATGCAGACGGCACGATGGTTAAGTGCTCTAAGGATAACGATAACTTTGAGGCTAGTTCTTCAGCTCAAGGTGATGCAGTTGTATCAATTAATGGAGATCAATTGGGCACAATTGAAATCACATTGAATCAAACATCACCATCTATAACAACATTAAACAAACTAGCAAACGAACGTACGATGTTCCCTATCTGGGTGAACAGTAATAACGAAATCAAAGAGGTTGTTGGTGGAACAAAGGCGATGGTTACAAAGGTGCCTGACATTGATCATGGTAAGTCTGTAGCTAACCGTGTTTACACAATCAAAGTATTTGACTACTCAGTTAAATAAAACGAAAGGAGAGTGAGCCCTGAGCTCACTCTTTTAATTTGCAATGAAAAAAGGACATATCACAAAACAATTAAAACGAAAAGAAATGGAGCGAAAAGCGATGGCTAAAAAAGGCGAACAAATGGAGTTTACAACTCAAAAGGGACAAAAATATGTATTTCAACACCCTGGATTACGAGAATCATTTCGAATGCGGGATCGTGCAAAAACTGAAACAGGAACATCATCAGAACTACTTTATAGCGAGTTCATGGAACATGTCGTTTTTACTGGCGATGGCGGTCGTGTGAATTGGGATTACTTTGAGGAAAATGGCGGATTATCTGAAGTTATGAAGGCGGCAGCGCAGTTCCTCTTTCAAGACGTGTAAACCTTATGAAGTCTATAAAGAACAAGTTGAAGAAAATTGGTTTTTCTGGCGCCCTGTTATGGAGCGCTTTTTAAGTTTTGAGCGAGCTGAAACTATGACACCAGATGAACTACATGAATTCAATGCTGCAATGGACGTATATATCGAACGAAAAAATGCGCAAAAAGGGGGTTGAATTGTGAGTATACGTGATCTATTTGTTGAAATTGGCATGGATATTGACGATGGCCCTTTAGCTGATTTAGACAGAAGAATTGACCAAGTTATATCGGCTATAACCCACATGGATTTTAGTGGTTTTAATAGCATGGAAAACGATGTAGACAGTTTAGTAGATGATTTTGATGATTTAGGAAATCACATTAATGATGTGGACCGTGAGTTAAACAGAATTTGGAGATAGCATAAATGATGTCGAAAGAAGCGCAAATGAAGCAGAAGGTGCTTTTGGTAAATTAAGAGGTGCTGTAGTTGGTTTAGGTGCTGCAATTGGTGCCTATATAGCAGTGGACAAAATAGTTGAAATAGGGGTAAGTGCTTTAGAAAGTGCAGCAACTGCCAAAGCAATGGCCTCGCAATTTGAACAAGTGTTTGCAGGCATGGAAGATGCTGCAACAAAAGCACTTGATAAAATTGCAACAGAAACAGGTATCCTTCCTAACCGTTTGAAAGGCAGTTACATTCAAATGGCAGCCTTTGCGAAAACTACAGGTGTAGATACAGCCGAAGCGTTGAAATTAACTGAGCGAGCCACTTTAGCGGCAGCAGATAGTGCAGCCTTTTATGACCGTTCTATCGAAGATGTTACCGAGAATCTTCAATCGTTCTTGAAAGGTAACTTTGAAAACGATGCCGCGCTTGGTATCTCAGCAACAGAAACCACTCGTAATACCAAAGCTACTGAATTATATGGAAAGTCGTTTATTAAGTTATCTGAGGCACAAAAGCAATTAACCTTGCTTGCAATGGTTGAGGATGGGAATAAACTTTCTGGTGCTATAGGGCAGGCAGCGAGGGAATCCGACAGTTGGGAAAACCAACTTGGAAATTTAAAGTCTGCATGGGATGGATTCTTAATAAAACTTGGTTCTCCAATACTTGATCAAGCAGTTGCTGTATTGACTAAAGCGAGTGAAGTTATCAGTAATGTAGATCCAGGACCATTTATGGAATTTGTTTCGGCCGGTTTCAATAAATTGGCAGGTTTGAAGGATGTAATTTCAACTGTATATAACACGATTATGTCATTGGTATACGATACTGGAGAAGTATCAGACTTGTGGCAAAAACTCGGAGTGCCCGCTTGGGTTGCTGATGGGATAGAAGCGTATGTTACTAACATTTTTATGATAAAAGACGTGGTTATGGCTGTTTATAACAGTATCATGTCCGTTTTTTATGACACCGGAGAAGTTGCTGACATATGGGAGAACCTAGGTGTACCGTCGGATGTAGCAGAATCTATAGAACGGTATATGCAAAGCTTTAGAGAAGGTTTTGACTTAGCAAAATCAGTATTAACGAATTTTATAGAAAATGTAGTAGTTCCTTTAATGCCAAAAGCTCAAGAATACGTAGGAACGGCCATGGAGTACATTGGCAGAATTGTTAAGGGTACTATAAATATTTTTGAGACATTAAAGGGGATTGTAACTGGCTTAATCGAAAACGTGATTGTTCCCCTATTCCCAGTTGCACAGGAAGTGATTAGCGTTGCGATAGATATCATTTCACCAGTATTAAGAATACTCGGTTCTTTATTCGAAGGAATTACTTCAGTTATTAAATTTTTAGTAAATGAAGTGATTGTTCCATTGTTCCCTTTGGCCGTGAATGCGATTGAAGGTTCATGGGCAATATTAAAACCTATTCTTAATGCTATATCTAAATCCTTTAATGCAATTGCTGATGCAGTAGAGTGGGTGATAAATAAACTTTGAGCAGTTGGAGAAGCAATCAAAAACTTCAATGTTGGTGAGAAGATTAGTGGAGTAGTTTCTAAGGTAACAAGCTTCTTACCAGGATTCGAAATCGGTTTAGGACGAGTTCCTTATGATGAAATGCCAGCTTTACTACACAAGAACGAAGCTGTTTTGCCAGCAGATGAAGCAGATAAATTACGTGATAGAGGTATTTTACAAGGTAATGGTACAGATCCTGAAATTAATTTAGATCAGGCTACTCAGTTTGAACCTGCAAGGGATTACTCAGCTACAGAGACGGTTAGCAATACGTCTAATAGCTCTAAAGTGTCAGCACCTATCCAAATTATCGTGCAAGGCAGTGAAAGCCCTCAGGAAACTGCATACAGCATTAAAGATGCACTTGAAGAGTTATTCGGTGATTTATTAAGTGTTATGCCTGCATCAAGGGAGGGCTAATATTGGCGGAAGAATTAGTTGGTAAAGCGCGATTAAGTGGCTATTTAATACATGTAACTAGTGAAGATGCTGATTTTGATGTTGATATACCTACTCATAAGGTTGAGAAAGGGATAGATTTATCTGATCATGTTGAACGAAAACCTGTGGTTGTAAAGTTATCTGGTCTCTTGGTACGCCCCACTAACGAGCGAGTTGAAACATTAGTCAACAAATTAAAGAGCTTTGAGTATAAAGGGCAACTACTTACTTACGTAGGGCGCCGTATATACAAAAATATGCTCATGCATGGTTTGTCTATTAAAGCTAGTTCTAAAGTGATGAATGGCTATAATTTCAGTTGTACATTAACAGAAGTTCGCATTGCCCAATCATCTTATGTGGACCCGAAAGTAAAAGCAGTTACTGCTCCATCCAAAGAGGCAGGTCGCAAACAGACTACAAACAAAAAACAGTCGCCTGTTTATCATGTAGTTAAAAAAGGTGATACCTAAGGTTCACTTGGTCAAAAGTACGGTACTAAGTGGCAGGATATCCAGAAATGGAATAGTTATGATCCAAAGAAAATCCCTCTCGGTGCTAAATTAAGGGTGGTGTAATAAATGTTAGACTTTGAATATATAGAAATCGAAAAAGTGCTCATTCCCTATCGTTTTGAAATGGAATTTGGCGCTGAATTATTTTTGATAGAAATTAGATATAACAAACTGCATGACTATTTCACGTTGGATTTACAAAAGGGTGATGAAGTATTGGTGTATGGTGAGAAACTTATATATGCTACTCCTTTGTTTAGCGAAGTATTTGATGGCCGTTTTCCAGCACCAACAATTATCCCTCTAGATACATCAGGAAAAGAGACAAGAGTATCCTTTGCGAACCTAAATGAAACAGTATTCTTAAAGTTGGTGAATGACAATGAGTAAATTATTTAAGCGTTACATTGAGGTTGTAACAGGAAATCTAAAGTTTAATAATACCGATTTAGATATTGAATTTGATGTACCTTTTGATGATGATCTTGAGCCGAACATCAGCGAGATCACGATTTATAATCTATCAGAATCAACAAGGAACAAAATAAAACGTGGAGAGGTTATAACGATTAACGCTGGATATGTTGAAGATAAGGGTTTAATACTTAGTGGACGTATCAATAGTATTAGTACAACACCATTAGGGGCTGACCGTGCAACGGTAATTAAGGTATTGGACACTTATCCATTCAACAGCAAAAAGACCCTCAAACGCTCATATAAAGGGAAAATAAAAGCTGATGTAATTATAAGAGATTTAACAAAAGCATTAGGCTTAAAAGTAGCTGTTTTGAAATTACCTAAAAATAAGGTGTATGAAAAAGGATTCTCTGTTAGTGGAGAAATCTTTAAAAAAATACAAGACATTGCCAATGACTGTGGGGCTTCTGCTTATATCTCAAGGCAACAAACTTATATCAGACCAATTACTGAAGGTGATAACCATCGATTTATACTCAGTCCAGATACTGGACTTGTTGGATCACCAGAATACTTTGAAAATGAACGTAAAGGCAAAGTGATGAAAGGCTATAAAGCCAAATCTCTACTTCAACACAGAATGAATACAGGGGCAATTATTCAACTACAATCAATTGTTACAAAAAGCACTGTACGCGTCAAAAAGGGTAAACACATTTGCAAAGGTAGTTCATTTTATACAGAAGTGGAGGGGATAATATGACGAATGCCACTGAATTTTTTCGAGCTTTACAACAAGGTGTATTCGTAAATTTAAACACAGCCATGCCTTGCAAAGTATTGGCATATGACGAAACAAAACGTTTGGCAAAAATTGAACCTCTTTTTATGGTAAAAGAAACAGGTGAGGAGCCATCAAAACTAGCTCCTATTGAAAATGTACCTGTTTTATTTCAGAAATATCGTGTTAATGGTAGTGAACCTCAAAATTATGAGCCTTTTATAGAACCAACAGATACAGTTCTAGCTGTATTTTGTCAACGAGCGATAGACGAGGCCGTGAAAGGAAACAATGTATATCCAGGAACGGCTCGTATGTTTGATGTTCAAGACGCTGTAATAGTGGGGGTGTTTTAGTGAAAACACTAGCTTTATTAGATGGCGATTTGGTTTTTGAAAATGGCGACTTCAAATTAGCTGAAGGTGAAAAAGAAGTAGCTCAATGTCTAGCTATATCACTTGGTACAAATATAAAAGAATGGTTTCTTAATGAAGAATCTGGTCTTGATTTCAAACGAGTTTTAGAGAAGTCAACTAAAGATAAAGCTAGGGCTGAAGTTATACGTGTTCTTTCGCAAGAAGAACGGGTTAAAGATATTGAAAGTGTCGAAATTAAAGATGTTAATAGAGTTAGGACAGTTGTTTTTTCCATAACTCTTTTAGACGGAACTATTATTAATGAGGAGGTGGCTGTAGGTGGCGTTGGATAAAAATGGTTTTAAGCGTAAATCGTACAGTGACCTGGTTGATAGTATGTCTGCGAAGGCGAAAGAAATTTGGTGCTGATGCTAATACTACAGAACGGTCATTTTTGGGTATTATCATTCGCATTATGGCGTGGTTTTTCTCATTGTTATGGCAAGACACAGAAGATGTTTACCACAGTGCATATCGAAAGACTGCTGAAGGTGTCCAGTTAGATATGCTTTTACCATATGCAGGTATCACGCGTAATTTAGCCGACTTTTCTTATGGGCAAATAGAAATAATAGGCACACCAAACCACTTCTGAAGTGACCCCAAAAAGTTAGACATTATTAAGTTAAGCTGCTTCGGAGGATTGAATTCGGTATTGTACCGGACTCAATCCTTTTAATTTTCCTTTAAT